TACGAGGAGCCCTATGCTACCATATCAGAGCCTACAACTGCGACCACTGTTCCAACGCAAACTGTGGAAACTAATGAGGAAGAAGCGTGTATTCGACAAGCGAGTCAAGATGTACATGCTGAATCAGGACTGGCTCAAGATACGGAAACAGAAGGATCGTAGGAGGCGCAGGGTACTGAGGAAGATGTTCAAGGCCACCCAACTGGCCTACTTGCGTCGCGTGTGTGCGTGATTATTTGACGAACTGATCCATGGCATCAGCGTACCACTGGCGGTAGTGCTGTTCTATGCGTTCATAGGGGATCTCGTCCCTCTGGGCCACTGGTATGCCCGGTAGCTCATTCTTGATCACTTGCTTGTTGATGAGATCCAACACCACTGTGTATTCCTGCATCTTGCCTGTGCCTATCTTCTTCTTTGAAAGTTCCACGAACTCATCAAATTTCTTGTCTGCCTTTATTATGTACTTCACACAGAAGTATCTCTTCTTGTTGTGTTTGCTACCCATTCTGTAACCTCGCTAGTTTTATCATGCAACTGGCTAAATTTATCTCAGGGTCAGCGACAAACGAATGATCCACCAACGCCTGTTTGATGATCAGCACCGCCTTGTCCTGTTGGTCCTCATCTTTGGACACGAGTTCCAGGTTGTCGTACAGCCATCTGTATATCTCCTCACACTCCTCTGGCCTGGCCTGTGCGCAGACAAGTTTACGTGCTTCCTGTATCTTGCCCTGTTTGAACAGTTCCACCATCTCCAACCTGTAGTCCTGTTGACCACTGTCGCCCTTGGCAGGTGGCATCAACTTGCCATCCCTCACATTCTGTTGCACCATGTTGATGCACTTCCTTAAGTCTGGGTAACTTGCCTTCACATACGTGTCTAAGGTGTCTATGTCTTGGTCCACTTTCTCTGCTATCAGGATCTCCGCGACCCTGGCAGTGAATTCCGTCTTGTCTATGGTCTCCATGTGGAAGCCCTGGCATCTGCTGTGAAGTGCGGGTATGACCCTGTTGGGATAGTTGCAGGTCAGTATGAATCTCGCTGAGGTGTGATAAGACTCCATCACGCCACGTAACGCCGCTTGTCCGTTTGGACTCATGTAGTCAGCCTCGTCCAGCAACACATACTTGTATGCTCCAAATGGCATTATCTGTACGAAGTTGTTGATTTTCTCCCTGACCGTGTCTACTGAGTTCTCCCTGGATGCGTTTATCTCCAGTATGTCATAACTGGACACATCCAATTCATGGAACAGCATCTTGGCCAGTGTGGTCTTTCCCACCCCTGGTGCTCCCGATAGCAACAAGTGTGGTATGGACTTCTCGTCGATCCAACTCTGTATCTGTTGTCGCTGTGCCTCATCTCGGACCACATATTCCTTTAATGTCTTTGGCCTATATTTTTCTACCCAGAGGTCTTTCATCTACGTAACCATTTCCTCGCCGCTTCTATGGGATTCTTCAGTCCCTCATAGGTGCTGTCTATGAACTTGATGTGAGTGTACAGTTTGTCTCGAAGTTCGTCAACGGTCTTCTGTAAGCGATCGATCTTCGCATTGAGCTTTTTTATTTCTTTTTGGTCAGTCATATTATAATATTACAGCAGTTTACTTGTGTTGTCTATGTAAATGTAAGATAAATCTTTTACCAAATTCTTTTGTGCTACCTCCATACCACTCATGCTTTTCATACAAATCAAATCCCTTAGATTCGAGACAATTGATAACAGACAAAAGATCCACACCTTGTAGTTTTTCCCACGAATCTAAAATTACGTTCTCACAGTCAAATTTATCAAAAAAATTTATGACATCAGGAATATGGTGAGTAACAGACAGCATCATGATTGTATCCGCCATGGTCTTTACATTTTGTGCTTTATCAATTATGAAAGTGCTGTCAACGTCAACTATACTGGCCATGATTCTAGCATAAGTGATGTTCTTGGCTACATGGTCGATACCTGTGTATTTTTTAACTATGTTTTCAAGACATCCTAGATACCACGCATTTCCACAACCTATGTCTAAAACTGTTTTTCCGGCAAGCGCAGTGTAACCTTTCTCAAAGACTAGGTTATGATATTCCACCAAACTCTCTGGGAACTGCCAGACGTGTGGATCACAAGGCACATGTTGTTCAAAAGGCAAGTCCTTGTCCGTTTTGTTGGTTTTGTACAAATGCCATATGTATTCAAACCTTTGCTTATCGATATCAGAAATCATTTTTGTTTTATATTACAGAAGTTTCCTTGGCTTGTCTATATAACTGCTCAGAGGCCATGTTCTTACCTTTGGCCTCCACCTGTATGTCGAAGTTCTCTGAGAACGAAAGTGCCCAGTCATTCACCGCCTTGTTTGGTAACAGGTCCGAGTGTGCCCTGAGTTTCTGTTTCTTACAACCTCTCGCCAATAGATCTTTGATGTCGTGCATTTCGGTGTGTGTCTTCTCGCCAAGTCCTGCCACTGCTAGATGTTCATCCCTTGAATACGAGTAGTGCATACTGGGTCTCTGACCACGCCATGAATCTATCACGCGTTTGACCCTGTCGTCCGTGGGTTCTATGTATTCCTCGTCTCTGATCCAGTGGTGATGGATGTCTAGGACCAGTGCTAGGTCCTTCTCCAGTTCCAGACTCTTCTCCAGTCCGTGTCCCATCTCGTCATTCTCAATGGTGATCAGGTTCCTTGCCTCTTTTGATAATCTGGGTAGTGCCTTCCTGATGCCGTCTGGTCCTTGCCTGCCCGATATGTGTACGTTGATCTTGCAACCGTCCTGGAATGATCGGCCGAAGCCCAACCATCTGGCCATGTCCGCGTGGTACTCGAATTCTTCTATGCTACGTTCCACTATGTCCGGCGTGTCTGATGCCAGCACACAGAACTGTCCCGGATGGAACGAGACCTTGACGTCTAACTTACGTGCCATCTCACCCACCGGAGCGAACAAATTCGCTAGGTGATCCTGTATGTCCTGTTGTTGCCACCAAGACTTCCAGTCCTTCTCGGTGTAGCCCTGTAGCATCTCCGAGCCCAACCTCACCATCCTTCGCTCGGGTGGCAGTGTGCCCACACGTTCTATCAGTCTACGTGCGGCCGTGGTGTTGTGTGTCATGATGTCCCACTGTCGCTGTTCGGCCTCTTCCTTGTGTTCTCTGAGCCAACGCATTGTGGTTGATCTGCCGTTGAGATCCCGGTCCTTGGCGTTAACCTTCATTCCACCAAATTCCGACTCGTCATTGAGCCATTTGCAACAGAAGCCAAAACGCTGTATCATCCTACAATTATAGCACTGATTGTCTATTTGTCAATTTGTGATTGAGCCCAATCATTGATGAGACCAGACACTTTCAGTTTGAATTTCGAATCCCTGTCCACATCTCTGAGGATCTTGTTGACCTTTGCCAGTTGTAGGCCCTGTGCGACAGGCACTTTGATACCAACTGCCGTCTTTTTCCGTTGTTTTTTCAATGCCTGTACTCTGTGCCAACCATCTAACAATATGAAGTATCCTGAATCCTTTATGGGCGCCACCAGTATTGGTTTCTGTGTATGGTTTTTAGTCAGCGATTTTATCCATGCTCTCTTTTCTTTATTCAATGGTCGTTCGACACCCAATCCAATGTCCGCCATTGTGACCAGTTTGTTGATTTCTACCTTGATTGCTCTAGTCATTGCCCGGCAGTGAAGTCATCTGGCGCATGCCACCCGTGTTCACGTATCCGGCCTTGAGCCTGTTCTGTTCCGGTTCATCGTCTGACACCAGCAGGATGTCATTCTCGTCGATCATCCTGACTTCCAGTTCAACGTCATCCTTCTTGACCTTGAGTGCCCGGCTCCATCTGCCGTGTGCGATCAGCAACCACTGTCCCACCCGGACGTCATCCTGTTCCTTGCCAACGGCGTAGACCTTGGCCCATCTTGGGTGTATGCCTGATTCCGTTCCATCGTCGTCTGTGAGTATTATGCCACCCGCGGTCTTGGTCTCTCCGAAGTGCATGTCTGATACCAGCACCCTTTTCTTGAGTGGTGTGATATCGTAGTCAACGGTGTACTGCTTGCCACCGTGTGATCCGAATCCCCTTGATTGTAAGTCTTCTATCTGTCCCATATTGGACTATGTTAGCAGATTTATTCCAAGCCGTCAAGAGCGGCGTCGATGCCTTTTTTCTCCGTGCTCTCGGTCTTGGGTTTGAAGGTTGCGACTGGCGTGGGTTCCGCTTCTACCTTGGGCGTCACCACGGGTTCTGGTTTTGGTTCTGTTTTTTTTGCTACAGGCGTCATCTTCTGGATTGTTTTTTTGGTTTCGACCTTCGGTGCCGGCATTGGTTTGCCCTTGGTCGGAGTGTCATCCACCTTGCCCTTTGGTTGTTCGTAATACTTTTTGATAATCTTTTCTTTTGGCGTGACTATCTGTCCACCGGGTCCTAACCGATCACCTCTGGCGTTCACATTCATGTTTCCAACTGCCTGCACGTTCTCGTTGGCCGCTCGCAGTTTCTCTATGTCAACCATCCTGCCCTGCATGGTCCTGTACATCCTTTTTCTTGTGGGTCTTGCTACCATTGTAATATGCTCCTATATTGATTACTTATCATCTCAAGAATTCGGTGATGTCCAAATTGTACAGCAGGGGATTGATCTTGTGCACCCCTATCAGGAACAGGCAGAAACTGGCCACGCTGGACCCCCGCCCAACTCCCCATACTATGTTGTTGGCCCTGAGTGTGTCCACGAAGTAGATCAGGAACTGTAGCACTCTTATAAATTTCTTCTTCTTGAAGAGGTCGTATTCCATATGCACCCTCAATCGTTCCTCGTCGTTCTGGCATCGTTCCAACAGCCATTCCAGCACGTTGATCTGGTAATACTTCTCTGGCATGTGCCAGTTGTTGATGTTCTTGAGATCAAAATCCGCCAGTGGCTCTCTATTGGGTGCTGTGTTGATTTTTGGTAAATCTATGCCCAGCTCTTTGAGTGCGTTGCTGTATTTTTCTGTGCTGTCAAAAAACAGTTTCGAGATGTCAAAGTCTGGGTCGGTGTAGAGGAGTTCTAGTGCGTCCTCTTCAGAGAAGATAACGTCACCGTGATCATTTGTCTTTGTCTTTTCCGCCATCTAGCACCTTTGGGTTGAATTCGAATATTTTAGCATGGTCCTGGTGCTGTTTGTCAACGACGATCCGTTGGTTGGTCCAACCGAAGTGTCCTGTGTATATGCCCTTGTCAAGTTCCTCATCATATGTAGCCGTGTCTGGCCTCAACCACCATGGGTCGAACTGGCTGTATTCCTCTGAAAACCAGTCAGGCCTATCTAACAGTATAAGCTCTCTGCTGTCCTTGTCAACCGTGTAGGTAATACCATCGCCCTGCCATGAACTCAACGCGATACGGTCTATGATGATCTTGCTGTCCAAGATGCTGTTGGCCTTGCAGTAGCACACCGCGGCCATGATCTGGTCATAGGGTGGTCTTGGTAATTCAATGAACCTGTTGGTGCTGTTGGATCTCAGCACGGAATACAGTTTCTCCTCACGCCAGGTTGTTATGGTGTTGGCGAACACCTGTTCGAACAGGTTCTTGAGCCTGTCGAAGTAAGCGGTCTGTTCCTTGAGGTCGGCTGTGTGTGGTGTGAGGTGCAGTTCTAAGGAATACTCGTTGGGGAACAGTTCTCCATCCACTATGATAATGCTTTTGAATCGAGTCTTCCAACTGAAACTGTTTGACATCTAGTTTACTTACTAGTCGATGTTGATCAGGTCTCCGATATCTGGTTCGTTTCGGAGTTTCTTGTTGTTCTTGTGCCACTCCTCGATGCGCCTTTGTCTGATCGCATCTTGATATGTTTTCAGCGCCATCTGTAGGTTGGCCAGCATCTCTGGATTCCTTCCTCTTCTTGCAATCGCGACCTTCCTGGACAGTTCCTTGATGCGATTGGAGATGTCCTCCTCGCTCATGTTGCCTATCTCTTCTTGTAATGGATGGAAGTACATTAGACTCCTTTAGGTGTTAGGCGTACTGTTTGCCCAGTTGGTGCATCAGCACCGTTGTGCCACCGTCTGGTGACATGAATTCATACAAAGCACGACCCAGTCCTGGTGCTATGGTGTCTGACGTGCCGTCACTGCCCGTTACGTTGTCTGCTTTTATCACGGCGCTCGGAAACACCAGGTTAGTGGCGCCTGGAGATACAGTCACGTCCAAGATGATCCTACCCAGTGCTCCTGAAGGTGGGAAGTTCAAGAAAGCAAACGTGGTGTCTGCGGTTATGGTCAGTGTCTGGTAGTGTCCGTTCTCATGGTTTAGCGTGACATTTCCGCTGGAAACCGTTCCGTGTGGATACACGGTCTGTGATGTGTCTTTGAATTTTGCTCTGGTTACTTCGTTGTCTGAGAAATTGCTGGACTTGTCTAGGTTGGCCTTGTTGGCCTGTAATGCCACTATCTCATCACGCGCACTGGTGAAGTTGTTCTTTATGGCGGCGAAGTTGTCTCTGAATCCCTGTGAGCTGTTGTCCTGACCCGCAGTTGGATAGGTTGCATCTATGTTACCTGGTATGATCGTGCTTGCCATTAAAATATTCCTTTATCTCTGAATCTTAGGTATTTATCGTTGGACCTTTCCACCCTTATAATTGTGCCCGCGGCGGGCACTTCTTTGGTAAATGTAATTGTGGTCTTCATGCTGGTTGTGTCGTGCGTGAGCTCAATTCCGTACTCGTGATCTGATGATCTCAATGTGTTGTCCGCAGTCAACCAAACCGGATCTATGATGTTGTCTGCGGTGACGCCATCACCCACGTACACACGACTCGTACCTTCCAACACCCGGATGTCCTGTTCGTGGACTATCTCGTTCAATTGGAATGTTGTGGTAGAACCGTCTGCTGTGAACTCCTCTGGTGACACCACGCTCTTGCCGACTTGGTATCTGTCTATGGTGAACGCTATGTTACGGAAATTCAATGACTTGTCCTCGATCCTCTTCTTGACCAGTGCCGCAGTCCCTGGTTTACAGTAACAGATTGGCACGGCCATCACGTAGCCCAGTGGGGCCAGATCTCCCACCTGTGTGGTCTTCATCCAAAGTGGAAGGTAATCCCACTCCTTGTGTCCCAGGCTCTTCATCCTTGTCCTCATGTTGGCCACCGCGTTTGGATATATTTTCTCCATGTATCCCAGGTCGGCTGAAAGTTGGTTGGCGTATCTCACTTTGGACCCGGAGGTTGAAAAACTCAGGCCTCCGTCTGTGGTCACTTCATAGTCCACGTAGTCCGCGGTGGCGTTCATGCTTGATGCCCTAGGTCCCAGCATGGGTTTGATCACGGCGTCCCTCAGTGTTATTGAACTGGAAACTGACACCCCGCTGTTGTTTACCATGTTGTCCTTGATCTCTATGTACACGACCTCGTACTTGGTCGTTGTGCCTTCCTTGGCCACGGCGGTCTTGAGATCCCCGAAGTACAGTGTCTTGGGTGCATGGTTCTGTTCCATCTGTTGTTGGAACGTGGTGAGCGTCTGCGCCTCCAGTCCCGCCAGCATCAGCATGTCGGGTTTCTGTTTCATTCCGAAATTTGGATCCTCTGGTCTGTAGATGTACTCGGGTGAGTTGATGTTGGGATCCTGTGCTATGTTGTAAAATATGTTCTGATCTATGAACGAGGTGGCGTGTCCGGTCATGTTGCCATACTCGTTCTGCGTGTATGGTATGTTGATGTTGAGCGTGAACTCCTTGGAAGTGGCCGCCGCCTGGTACTGATCGCTCACAGTCACCGTGAACGTGAAACTCCTGGTGGAGTCCGTGAAGTCGCTGGGGTCTATGGTGCCTATCAGGTTGCCCTGTTGGGACAGTGTTATACCTGTTGGCAAGGATCCTGAAGTAACAGAATAACTTAGTACCCTGTCAGGTTCCTCCGCTACGGCCTCTATGGCCAGTGTGCTTGGAATGTCCGCGGTCAGCGTGCCTATCACAGCGGGCGTGGTGAACGCTATGCCTATGTCTATCTCGCCTATCACCTTCATGGTGAACGCCTGGTCTGTGAACACGTTTACACCAGTGGAAACAACTCTATTAGCTCTGACGGTGAAACTATAATCCACCTCCACGGCCGACTGCCTGGACAAAGTGCCGTATATCTCGCCCGAAGTGAGGTCTATAGCCAGTCCCGATGGCAATGCGCCCGACTGTATGCTGTACTCCAGGTCCGCCTGTAAGGGATCGAAGTCCTCCACATCGATCTTGATCACCACCTTGTTGTCATGCCTGAAAGTTCCCAGATCGCTAGGTGTTGAGAATATGGGTCTCCTGTTGGCGCTGAAATCCATCGTCAGTGGTGATCCACCTATGGTGTCCATGTCTATGGTTATCTCGGTGTTGTCTACCCTCCAATAGTCCGCCGAGTAAACGAATATGCTGTTGTTCTGTTCAACCGAACTGGTGCCATCAGACACCCTGACGATGAAATCGAAATTCTTGGTAACACTCTTGGTGGTCACAGTGCGGTCAAAGATGTTGTTGAATTTGTCGTCTGTGCCATCACCGTCATACCCGCCACGTGGTTGTGACTTGTTGTCCTCTGTGAGTTGCACTATGCCTGATATAAGTCCAGACTTGCTCATGGTCACCCCTGGTGGTAATGATCCTTGCACTATCTCGTACACCAATGTCTGTCCGGCTTCAGTGTCTGTGTCAGTGGCCTGCATCTGTAGTGATATGCTTGAACCATCTAGAACCCAGTACAGTCCCACTCTTGTGGAATCATCCAGTTGCAGTTGTCCCGATGCTGTGGTGAAAGTTGGTGTGTCCGCGCCCTGCACGTCCAGACTGAAAGTCCTGTCTGTGATCTGGGTACCGGCCGTGGCTCGCACGACGAAGGTGTAAAGAGTTCTCTTGGCAACCTCAGCCGGAGTCCCCGTCAGTAGGCCTGTCGATGTCACCTGCATTCCAGGTGGTAGGCTTCCTGCGATCACGGAGTATATGATGGCCGTTGAATCACCCAGAGCAACAGGATCATTCGCTTCTAACTGTAGCGAATAGGCCGCCTGTTCATCGATAGATGCTAGTTTACCTGCTGTGGTGGTCCACAATGGTGTTGCCATTAAAATACTCCTTACATGGGTATTTATTGCCTACTACCTGCTATTATTCTGTGTACGAATCCAGTGTTCCAGATGCTGTCTGAGTCGTTCACGCTCGATCTTGTCTGATTCACGCCGTATGGCTTCCTCCAGCCGTGCGATCTCTGATCGTGGTGATCTTCCCCTTCTGTTGTCGTGATGTCTCTTCATAATAACCTTAATGTATGGTTATGTTGTTACCCTATTACGCTTCGTCGTAGAACGGTATCACCCTCATCGTGCCGGCTATCTTGATCTTGATGTAGCCGGTAGGTGTGGCCGGCAGTGCGCTGGCACCCCCCGCTGATCCCACTGTTGACTGTGTGGCAGTGTTGAGGTCTATCACACCAGTACCCTGTGTGCTGATCGAGATGTCCCCATCTGACGTGTCGTTCTGTATGGTGTCCGCCCTCAGGGTTGTTGCTTCCATTAATGTGAAGTTTGCCTCGGTGGCCGTGAGTTTGACGTTGGTGCCGCCCACTTCCACGTTCTGTCCTGCAGGTGCTGTGATAGTCACTCCGCCTGACGTTGAACTGATGGTGTTGCCATCCATCCTCAGGTTGTCCACGTTCAACTGTCCGGTCACTGTGGCAGTGCCTGTGACGTTGGTCGGTCCTGTGAGGTTGATTGCGCCCGTTCCAGAAGGATCCAGGTCTATGTTTCCGTTGGTGTCTGTTGAGATCTTGCCGTCCGCGTTGATGTTCAAGTCACCCACGTTGAATGTGCCCGTGGTCAGTGAACCTGATATGGTTTGATTGCCCGTGGTCGTGATGTCCGCGGTGCTCAACGTGCCTGAGACCGAAGCGGAACCTGATATGTTGGTTGTCGCCCCCAGCTCTATCGTTCCCGTTCCTTGTGGATTGATGGTGATGTTGGCGTTGGAACCATTCGACGTGATGTCATTTGTGGTCAATGAAGTGGTTGTGGTGACACCCGTTATCGTTGGTGATGATATGGTGGGACTGGTCAGCACTTTGTTCGTCAGTGTCTGAGAATCGGTCAGTGTCACCACTGTGCCCGTGTCCACTGATATGGTCACCGTGTTGTCGGTACCCGCGGTCGTGATACCATTACCACCTGAGAATTGTAATGCCTCTGAGTCTAAATCTATGGACAGCGCCGTTGAATCGTCACAGGCGAAATCTAGGTCCTGTGCCGTGACCTGTGAATCTACATATGCCTTAATCGACTGCTGTGTTGCCAGTGCTGTGGCAGAATCTGATCCCATGGCGTCCTCGTCCAGGATTGATGTGACAGTGGCCCCAGATGCCAGCGCCAATGAAGTGCTCAGTGTGGTCGCACCACCTATGGTGGCCGCACCTGACACGTTCAGTGTGCCCGTGGTCTGCACGTTCTCCGCTAGGGTGATCTGTGTGGAGTCGTCCGAGCTGATTGTGGTGCCCGCTATCCTCACCGCTGAAGCGATGACCCCGCCCGTGCCCGCTGGTAAGATCCTGATGTCTTCGTTTGATCTAGTTGAAACTATGTTCCAACCGTTGATGTCTAGATTAGCGGCCAAGGTGTTCGAGTCACCGTCCGCGCCGTATAATTCTATGAAGTTGTCATTGATCTTGTCAAATGCTGTTCTTAATGGATCACCCGTGCCGTCATTGGCGCTGGATCCTATGTTTATCGTCTGTCTTGCCATGTGTTGTTTTTCCTTTTGTTATGGATATTTATTGTAGATTCTATAAACCTAATGTAATTATTACAGGTCGATCAAGGTCCTCTGGAACTTGAATTCGAGGGATCCAGCGGACTCGTTTGTGGCACGCAGTCTCACATCACCGTTGTTAATGTCAGCGGAGAATGTGACCAAAGAGGACGTGTGTGAGGTTGTGCTACCAAACACGGTGATGTACGCTTCTATGGTACTGTCCGCACTGGGACCATGCACCACGTTTGCCTCTATTATCTCGTACCTGCTGTTGCTGGCATCTGATATGGAGATGTAGTACTTTGCACTCCTGTAGGTCGCAGAACTGAAACTGTCCACTGTGTCGGTCGTGGATGACGAAATGGTTGCGGTGTTGTCATTCACGTCTGAATGGTTCAGTGTGGCGCCCGCTGTCGCAAAACCTAGGTTTCCACTGCCATCTGTCTTTAGTAACTGTCCTGTGGTTCCGTCCGACGTTGGGAAAAGGAATCCGGATATTGACACCGTGCCCGCACCGTTGCCTGAAAGTTCTAGATTGGCGTTTGATACATTTGTCGATACTGTGTTGTCAGTTATCGTGACATTATCGATAACCATCGAATCGTTGACTGTCAGCGTGGTGAACGTTGCCGCCGCGGCCGAGTTGGCCCCAATCACTGTGCCGTCTATGGCACCACCATTGATGTCCACGTTGTCTATCTTGATGGATCCGGTTCCACTGGCAGACAGAATCAAGTCCGAGTTTGATTGTGTTGTCGTGATCTCGTTGTCCTCTATAGATATATTCGAGTCTATTACAATTTTGTTTGCCGTGACTGATCCCGTACCACTGGCTGATAGCACCAAGTCATCATTGCTCCTGGTGGCCGTGATGTTGTTGCCACTAACTGTGATGCCACTCGTGAACAACGGAGATGCGTACAGTTCGGTGAACATGGTGTTCACGTCCTGCATGGCAGATCTCAGCGTCTGTCCATCACCTGCATTGGCGTTTGTCCCCACATTTAAAGTTATCTGTGCCATTATACTTTTATTAATCTCCTAACGAATTTTATCACCTGGCTGTTAGTGTTATTTACTGTTCCCAGCAACCTAACGTTGCCACCTGACACGTCTGCTGATAGGTCTATAGAGTCGTATATGGTGGATCCGTCACCCGCGCCGTTGTCGGCCGTCCCAAATGAACTGATGTAAGCCGTCGAACCATCGTGTGACACGTTGGCTTCGAGCAGTGTGTATCTGTCCGCGGTGGCGTCTGAAATCTGTATGTGGTACTTGGCACTGCGATAGGTGGAGGCGCTGAATGAGTCTATGGCCTGCGTGGTGGAATCACCGTTCAAGGTCACAGTGCCATCGTCTAGGTCCGTCTGGTCAAACAGCAAGGGCGATGTGAACCAAGACAACTGTCCACTCCCGTCCGTCTGCAGGACTTGTGCGGAGGATCCATCACTGTTGGGTAGATTTATCCCGTTTATTCTTACATACCCTACGCCGTTGGCACCCAGTTCTAGGTTGGAATCTGATGCGTTGGTCTTGATCGTGTTGTCCGCTATCGTGACGCCATCGATGACTAGTGGCGAATTGTCGTAACTGAGAGTGGCGAAGGTCCCCGCCGCTGGGGTCGACGAGCCTATTGGTGTGCCGTCTATGGCACCACCATTGATGTCCACACTGTCTATCTTGACGGATCCAGTTCCAGAAGCGGTCAGCACCAGGTCTGCGTTGGAGGTGTTGGTCCTGATCTCGTTGTCTGACATCCTGATGGTGTGGTCTATGGTGAGATCTGAGAATCTCACAATCCCTGTGCCATTGCCACTGAGCGATAGATCCGAGTTGGACAGTGTGGTGATGATGTTGTTGCCTATGAAGTCTATCTGTGATGACACGTAACTGGTCGCGAACAGTTCCGTGAAGTTCGCGTTGATCTTGATGCCCGCGCCACGTATGGTGTCGCCCGTGCCGTCGTCTGCGGTTACACCTATGTTGATCAGTTGTTGTGCCATTTTATATCGCTTGTAAAACTAGTTTCTTCCAAATCACTGTTGATCCGTCATAGTCTCCAGTGCAGATGTAAAGGTTGGTCGCGTCCCAACTTATAGATCCCGCCACGTCACCGGTGGCACCCACTGCTGTTGGTGTTTTAGTGGTCGTGATCACTAATCTGTCAGCGTTGACTTGTACCTGGCCCGTGCCATTTGGATCTAGTATGATGTTTCCGTTTGTATCAGCGCTCAACAACGTGTTGCCTGACATCTGTAGGTCGCCGGACAGCTCGGCGAAATTGGCATTGATCTTGGTCATTGCCGTCCTTAGGGTGTCTCCCGTTGCCGGATTGCCCGCCGCTCCTGTGTCTATCGTAAGTCTAGCCATAATCTGTTATGCGTATTTATTAAATACTGGTATGTTCATAGAGACGCTTAAAACCCTCAGGTTACACAAGAGGGAGAGCAAATTGGGTGTTCCCCACACCTTCCGACGCACCTACACCATATACGTTTTCCGTTGCGACAGTTGTTCCACGATATTCATGAGGCCCAAGTCCAGGGTTGACGTGCAGAGAGCATCTAACGATTACAAGCACGTGTGCCACCTGTGTGATTCAAAGAAGTTCGCGCAGTCAGTGGGTGTCAAGATGAGGCGTATCTATCAACTGGACGCATCCAGTTCCAAGACCCTATAGTTTCTGCCAGCGTATGAGATCACGTTCGCCCGTGATCCATCTCTGCAGATCAGCGTATATGCCCGACTTTATGTTTGGTTGATCAAAGTACCAACGCAGGAATGGATTGCCCTCCAGGTATTCCCGGCGATTAATAAATCGAAAGTTTGTATTTGTAAACCTACGGAAGATCTGTCGAAGTTGATACATCCATTCATATTTGAGGTAGGCCTTCATGCTTTCTCGTCCCGGGTAGTTCCTACTCTCCTTGTAGATGTTGTTCTGTATCCTGCTGGGAGTCTCCATCTCCCATTGTTGAGCGCCCAAGATGTCGAATCCCACGATCACCACGTTCTTTATGCCTGACTCCGCCGCCATCAGCACCGCACTGCATCCTGATCCCCTGGCCATGGAGAAGTCTTTGGTCTTGATCTTTCCACCTTTCTTGACATTACCGCCTCGCCATACCCTGTATATCTTCAGCCCCTCTGGGACATGCGTTTCTTTATCTCCATCACAGATGTAGTTCCACCCGCTGATGTCGTTGATGCTGTGTATTTTGGGTGATTCTTTGCCGTCGTTGTGCCAACGTGCGAGTTCCTCGAACATTTCGGGACTCACGGCCACAATGTGATCACACAGCTCAGGATGGTCCCTGTAGATCGCATTGCATCCATAAACCACACCCTTGCCTCTTAAAGTTTCTATGGGAAATATCTTTCTTGACTCACCGTTGCCTATGATGAAAGCGGTGTCCATCAGATGCCAAATGACTCTCCACAACCGCATGCGGAAGTTGAATTGGGAT